GTATCGACCACCCATCCAATCTGCTGGTGGTGTTACGCCAGTATGAACAGTAGAGTTAGTTTCATTTAGATCTCCCACAATAAATTCAGGACATACAATGTTAGTGCTTGTCACTTCGATTGCTGTTGAATCGTCAAAAATATAAGCAGATACACCGCTTTCGTTAGTAATTGTTTGCATGATTAAACTCCTTTAAGTAATAATGATGTGGCGGATATTGCTTTTCCTGCTTCTACGGATGGTGTTCCTTCGCTCGTGGCTAAACTGCCATTAGACTGAATATAATAAGTGCTTCCAATGACGAGGCTTGATTGATTAAGAGACACCCCTCCTTGTAGAGTGACTGTAGCTGTAGCGCCACTGCTGTATGCAGCATCAGGCATACCTACAAAATTCGTAGACGTTAAGTTTGTTGCAAGCGTACTAAGCTGACCTATGCTAACGTCACCGCCATTAGTGCCGGTTAATTGTACATAGCTAGTAGTAAATTGGCCCGATTGTGCAGGGTTAAATGCCGAAAACAACTCATTATGATCTGTATCTGCAAGCAGATTATAAGTAGTCCCAAAGCTAACTGATGTACCGCTAATTGTGAATGGACGAGTCTTGATCGTAAATGGATTTTCTCCTATTGACCACGTAATTGCGCCTAAATCTTGTATACCGCTACCCATAAAAGCCTGTGGCCTATTTGTGTTTCCTGCTCCGCCCGCCGAACCTGAGTTAAATGCTACGGGAGTTCCAAAAGACACGGTTGTTCCAGACAGTGTTGCAACGAGAGCCCTGCCAGTGTATGTGTTTGGCTGATCAACATATGCGATTAAAAAAGAACCTGACCGCAAGGGGTCAACAGCAATGCTTGTCAAGGCGTTAGTAACTATCGTTGATGCGGTTCGTGTCCCAAAACTTAGCGAGTTTGTTCCCGAAATTGTACCTACAATTGCGTTCAAATAATCACTATTGGCGTTATCAGCAAAAGAAGTTACAAACTTATCAGCAGTTTTATCATAAGCTATGTAGTCAACGCCTCTTGGTTTCGGTGCAGCAGCTTGGCTTCCCGCCCAATCCACAGCGCTTCCCATGCTTGCTGTTGTTGAACCACTAGCAATATTCCCGACAATTCCTTTGCCTTGGTTCGTAGGTGCGTGAGCCATAATTACGAATCGACCTGCCGTGTTTTTGTCGTAAGTAATGGCTAAATCGCCAGGCATATCGTAGTTTAATACGACAGCCGCAGAACCAAAGCTCATGCTGGCACTTGCGCCAGTACCCGTGTACGTACCCACAACTCCGCTTAATGTTCCAAGACTTTGAGTAAACACAATCATCATTTTACCAGCAGTATTTGGATCTACGGCAAATTTGACGTTTCTTGAACTAGCACTATTCCACACAGTTAAGGTAGAAAAAACAATCGATGTTCCAGTGACCGTCCCAACGCAAGCTGTGCCATAGTAACCGTTAGTTTGATCCGCAAAGACAACAACAAGACGACCAGTTGAGCCATCATAATGACTGCTTGGAAATTTAGTAGCACCTACGTCGAATCTGGAAACTGAACCAGCAGGGACACTAGCCCCAGAGCCAGAGCCAGCAACAGCAGTAACAGTACCATCAGAGTTTAGTATTAAAGTTTGTCCATTGCTTAAATTACCTGAGGCTACAAACTCTTTTGTTAAACCACCACCACCTGCTGGTAATAAATCCGATAAATTAGACATGCGTATATCCTTTCATTAATTGTATTTTGCTCAAGCTATACGCTCCAGCCGATAGTGCTGTTTACATAAATCATCACAATGTCTGCAAAGTTTTTATCAAACACTAAATCAGTTGCAGAGCTTGCTATCTTAGAACCATTACGAGCCACAGTAAAAGTAGTAGTCTCCGCTGCTCCAGTACCATCTTTAATAGCAAGATAATCACCCGCACTTGGGCTTGATGGTAATGTAATAGTAATACCACCAGCAGTTGCTATGTAATAATTACCTTTAACAGCAGTTAGTGATGTTCCTGTAAGAACAGGTGCAGGGAATTTTAAGTTTAACGCGGTTTGTTGTGTTGGTGACACTGGTATATCAAACGAACCCAATGCTAGGTTGCCACCCAATTCAGGGCTAGTATCATCTACTACAGCAGCAAGTCCACCACCCGTGTTACCCGTTGCTCCTTTTACACCAGATAAGTCTAACGTCCAAGTATTATGAGTACCACTACCACCAATAGAGTTAACATTAACTACAAGCGTAGTGCCAGAATATGACGTTATTTGTCCATTCATAAAGTTAGCACCAGAATTTGTAACGCCAATCTGAATGTAACGGCCTACTGTAAATGTTTTACCTGCTTGAGTAGTAAGCGTTTTTGAACCAGTCCCTATAGCTAGGCTAGTAGTGCTAGTCCCTGTCATAGCTGTAGCAGTAGTAGCGCTTGCGGCGGCTGCATTTGCACTAACTAGAGCTGCTGCTGCTGAACTTGCCGCTGCTTGTGAACCTGCTACCCATTTATTAGCGTTTGCTGACGGTTCAAAGTTAATATTGTTAGCCACTAATGATTGATAAAGTATGCCGTCTGCACCAATAGCATTAGCCTTTAACGGGTAAGTAACTGTAGCTTTCCAGCTAATGTTAATTCTGATCCAATTAGATGGATTGGAGATAGGGTTCTTATTAAGGTTGCCCGCGCCAGTAGAAGTGTAAATAATACCATCTGAACCTGTAACGTTAGCATCAAGTCCGTAAGTAATAGCTGCTTGCCATGCTACTGTAGCTGGATTTGCCCAAAAAGCTGGAGAAGATACAGGATTGTTACCGATGTTATTTGTAGTTAATGATTGGTACAAGACTTCATCTGAGCCTGTTACCATAAAACCAGTTTGATAAGTTTGCGAGCTTGACCATGCTATTGAGTAAAGCAAAGACCAAAAACTTGCAGAGCTTGCACTGGTAGGGTCGTTATTCTGGTTACCACTAACTAGTGACTCATAATAAACACCATCACTACCACGCACTACATCATTAGCTGAGTATATTTTACTTGCAAGCCAAGCCGCACCAAAGCTAGATGATGTGTCACCTATTGGATCGCGTACTTCTATTTGTACACCCGATGAAGTTGCCAGGACTGCTTTTGCAACACCATCAAAAAAGATATTAGGTTGCCGACCTGCTGCTGATAAAAGAACAGGGTTTGCATTAGCAATGGATAAATTAATATCTGCGAAAGTTGTTTTTAATGTTGTGGTGTTGGTCTGGTAAAATGTAATTTTACCGTTAACTAATGGATCACCTGCATCATCAAAATATTGGTCTGCTAAATTGCCGAATCTACTCATTTTATATCCCTGCGTCTGGTGTATTTAATAACTGCAAAAACGTTTTTAAAGCAGCAGAAGTGTTAGGGTTTAAGTTTCTTAACTCTTTCATGTCTGCCGTAAATTTTGAATCAAAAACCAAATCTGTTAACTTGCTTACATTGTTTATTTGTCGTTGCTTTGTTGATTGCCCTGTTACAACCGCGCCTGCTGTCTCAAGCGGAGAAGTTAAAATATCTATAATTTTACCGCCTACGCCTTTTGTTCGTAATTCGTCAAGAATTTCTTTTCTTGTTGCGGTTGGTGAGCCTGGCATGCGCCCTTTTGCTGCTCTTGTTAAAACGACATTTAAGTATTTAAGGTTTTTTAGCGCCTCACCCTCTGCGCCAGCGTAAAGAATTTCTGTATTTCTATTGTTCCCGAAAATTGCATTTTTTAACATTAAAGGCACGTTTTGATTGGTCATATCATCCATATTTAGCTTGATTGATCCCATTCTGCGTTCTACCTCGCTACGAAGCAGCACGTTCCACGCGCCTGGATCAGCAGCATTAATCTTGGCCTTGGCTATTTTGATTGTTTTTATATTAGTCTCGGCTGGATTAAACATGGCTTTTGAAATGCCTTTAAGGTTAACGTCTTTAGTTTCAGCAATTACTCCTAAAATCGACTTCTCTACCTCATCTACAGCAGGTGACATTTCCTCAAACACTTGTTTACCAGCCCTTAAAGACGGGCTGCCTTTGTCCATTGTTTCTACTAGCTCTTTTTTTACTATTCCTAAAATTCTTTTTATATTGTTATCTGTACTCATGTTGCCAGGATCGATTTTTCCATCTAAATCTTTTTTAACTGCTTGCAATTTGTTAATTTTACCTTCGGAACTTTTGATCCTCTCCAAAACCCGACTTAACATTATTCCAGCATCACTGTTAGAGCCTTCCTGGTTGAGCATATTAGAAACTTTAGCGCCAAGTGTTTTTGTGTTAATAGGAGGCGCTTTGCCTTGTCTCTGCCTTCTTCTAGCTTGGCTATATAGTGGGCCTGCTTCTTTAGACCGTAATCTTTTAGGAGTTTCAACCGCATCTCTTGCCGCTGCCCTAAATATATCTGGAGCAATAACTAAAGCATCTTCAGCCCCATCACTAATTATATTTAAAACAAGGTCAACTGCTTTTTCAGCTTGTATGTTTTGCTCATCAAGCAGGCTCATTGCCTTAGTTGCGCCTCCCTCTAACTGCGTTACGGTTTGCATTTCTTCTAGGGTCTTTGGATTGACTGTTTTTTGACCTTTAAACAAAGGAACGTCAATGCCTAGTTCTTTTATGGCTTTTTGTGCTTCTTCCGCTGTTGCCACATTTGATTGTGTTTTAGCAACTTGTCCTACTTCTGATCCTGTATTTATAGCCTGCCGTGAATTTCTAAATTTATTAACGCCTTGCTGAAATCCTTCACCGCCAGCCTGCAGCGCTCCAGCAACAAGAACTTCACTTGCATCATAAGGGTCAATAACACCTAATTTGTCTGTTGCTGCTTGTTTAGAAAGTTCCGTAGCTGATGCTAAAGCCAAGCCCAGACCCATTTTTGCTACAAGTGAAGTTGCAAGCAATGCCAACCTACCTGCTGGCATAAAAGCAACGATATCTGTTGCCATTTGTGCCGAATCTTGACTAGTCATACCTGGCTTGTTTAATATCCCACTTTTGCCGTTCTTAAAATCAACAATAGTATTACCTTTCTCATCTTTTCTAAAAACAGTTTCAGGTGCGGCTTCCTTTATTATCTCCATTTGTTGGATAGGGTTATTTTCGATTAATAGCCCCGACATAATTTGTAGCTCTTGCTCTGTGCTTAAATCTTTGAACATGCCCAAAACTTCGGGCAATTTTCGCGTTTCTTTTGTTTCTCTGTCTTCCCCTGTAAAAGCATCATAAATAAACCCTAAGCCGCTACTACCATAGCCAGGCCTAGCTTCTAACTGTCCTGTGTCTTGCGTAACAACACCACTTACACTTTCAGGAATAAAAACTTTTGCATTAGATGGTGTGTTGCTTGATGTCTCGTTCCTAGGCGTTACACTATCCCCGTCTGGTATGCCGTTAACTTCTGGTGGAATGAATACATTCATTACTTACCGCCTGGCTTAGTCATATCTTTTTTTGCTTTCTCTTCTTGTTCTTTCCATGCGGCAAGAATGTCTTTATTTGATACGTCTATGTTTTGAGGCTCGTTTTTAACGGCATCAACAAAATCATGGTAAAACAACGGTAAACCTGTCGAGCTTTTTTGATATTTTGAGATCATTGGTGCGCCTCCTAGGCTCTTTCTCCACGCTTTCGTTGCACCTTTAGCGCTGCCTGTTTTGTCGTAATGCTCTTGTTCAAATTCTGCACGATCAACGTCACGCCTAGCAATTGCTCTAGCAGAGTTATTAATAAACCTGTTTGCTTGTGGCGTGTTACCAAGATCTGCAATAGTCTTTTGTATCTGAATCCTATCTTCATTGGTTTGCGGGCCTTTTTGAGTAGCCATGATTTTTAATACCATGCTTGCCGTTTCTGCGATAAAGGCTTGACCTTGTGAAGGATTAGTATTTAGATATTCTTTTATAGTCTCATCAGGTATATTTACCGCATTAGCTAACTGCCCCACAGATAGCCTTAACGGTGCCAGTGCGTCTGTAGGTAAATCGTCCATTCCCGAAAGTTTATCGAGGCTAAACAGCATGTCTCTTGCTACTTCACCTTTGTTTTGAGTTTCGTAAAAGTTTTCCGCTAGCCTTTTCCCCATTTCTTTTAGTTCTGACGTTTCACCCGCACCCACGTTAACTTGTGTTGTAGGTTTTGTTACTGGAGCTTGCCCTACAAGCGGCCCTATTTGTCCATTGGACTTCATTACTCTTATTTCATTTTTACCTGTTGCTTCGTTGAATATTTTTATTGTTTTTACTGCAGCAGGCGCATCAACCAGTTTCCTGTCAATAAGGTTCATGTAGACCTCATTGACTTGAGCTTTTGCCGCTTCTGGATCTGTTTCAGCTAAATTATATAGCCGGACAGAATCAGTCATATCCATACCCATTTTAGTCCCTGCATCAATCCTGCTTTGCATGCGACTTAAAAAGCCTGGCATATCACCTGAATCTAAAGCACGTTTTGAATACATAGTGTCTGTGATTAACGCTTCTTGCCTTAATTTTTGTTTCTGCTCTTTTTCTTCTCGTAAACCTTTAGAAAACTCTGCTCCCCTACCTTGAATACCTGCTCCTAAACCGCTAAGTCCTCGGCCTATCCTAGCAAAATCAATACCTTCATTTGCGGGAGGTGCAGTATAGTTTGCATAACGCCCCCCTGCTGGCTCTTGACTAGCAGCAACCTGTTGTGGCATACCACCCTGACCTTGCATTTGACTTACTGGATCTGCATTATTTGTAGCTATGTCATTTCTACCGGCCATTGCCTTTGCCAACTGCTCCGCCATTTTTGCGTTTTGATAAGCCGCCATTATGTTAACTCCGAATATTTAACTTGCAAGTAACCTTCTTTCCCCATAACAACTGCTTCTGGGTTTAGTTTCATAGCTTCTTGAGCCATTACACCAATTCTAGGTTGTTTAGGATCTGCAATCTCTTTGCCTTTTTCTGTCCAATCCCATGTGTACAGATTATGCCTACCAATCACGCCAACTTTTACAATATTAGTTTTAAGTCTTTCATCACTCATCATGGCGTAAATTTGCATGCCCATTTTAGCCATATCCATCATATCGTTACCGCCACCGCCACCAGAAGCATAACTATCAGTATATTGTCCATTCGCTATACCTCGTCCAGCTTGCGCTGCTGCGCCACCCATTCCACCCATTCCTTGCATTAGCCCCCCTGCACCCGCTGCAAGACTACCTAAGTTTTGTATGCCGCTAGAATTAGCTGGAACTGCTTTAGCTCCTGCAACAGCAGTTATTTGTGCTTCGCTTAGACCGCTTAAAATTTCTGCTAGTTTTTGCTGGCTTATACCTTGGTTCTCACCAGAGCCTGACAAGATACCAGCTAGTTGACCTGCATTAGTGCCTGTCATGTTAGATAAACCAATACCCTGATTGTTTATCATGTTTGCCATATTGGTGGTCTGCCCTGCTAGGTTTGCGGCTATCATTTCACCCGCCCTTGTTCTGCCGCCTGACAATAACTGTCCGGTGTTCATAACGTTATTAGAAGCGTTAGCTCCAGCGTTAGAGGCTATATTAGCCATGTTTGCGCCAGTACCAAATTGATTGCCAGCAACCGCTGCTCCTGCTTGTGTTTGCAGGTTAGCAAGGTTGATGCCTTGATTAAGCCTGTTAGCACCCATTTGTTGTTGCAGGTTACTTTGAGCCGATACTCCTTGTTGACCTGTATCAGCTATACGGCCTAGTCTGTCAAAGCTATTAGCAAAATCTTGTTGTGCCAAGCCCATTGCCTGAGTTTGTAGTTCTTGCTGTACTCTGCCACCACCTAAACCACCAGTTGCCGCTGCGTTACGTAGTGATGCGTTTTCTGCTTGTTGTACTAAATAGTTTTGCCCTGGTGATGATCTGTAATTGTCATACGCTGCTTGTTGTGCCGCTACACCAGAAGCGCCCGTATAATCAGCCATTTGTTGAAACGCTTGGTTGCCAGCATTTACATATGGATCATAATAATCTTGAGCCGCTGCAAAGTCAGCACGACCTTCTGTGTTAGCCGTGTTTATAGTGCCAGTTGCTTCTGCTAAAGCTCTTTGATATTCTGCGTTTGATAAATCCCTGCCGCCGGTAAGATCGTCCCTTGCAGTCATTGCAGAGCTTTCAATAAGACCTAATGCTGCTCGTAATGAGTTCTCTAACGCTTCTTCAGAACCAGCAAGACCATATTTAGCGGTTTCATTAAAAGCATCTTCATCTGCTTGTACTGAGTCTTGATTATTGGTGTATTGCTGGCCCTCAACGGATTGGCCTATTTCATCTCTGATCTCGTCTATTGTGCGGCCACCACCTAGCGTACCAGTATAATAAGCTAGGCCACCTGCATCTGAATCTCTGCCTAGCTGATTTTGATATACTGACTCTAGTAATCCTTGACCTTCTGCTGACTGAGCTAAATTTTGTCTGATCTGACCGCGGTTTATACGTCCTGAAGCAAGCTCATTTTGATAATACTCTTGACCACCAGCGTCAATATCACGACCTAATGCAGTTGAATAGTTCTTGGATAATAAATTGTCTGACTCGTCAGAAGTAGCAAGTTCTTGTCTAACTTGCTCAATAGTAGTATCGCCACTATCAATTAAATCTTGATAATATTGTAGGCCGCCAGCATCACCTGATCTGCCTAGTGTTTCTTGGTAAGCTGTTTCTAATAAGCTAGGCATGTTTAATACTCTCCCAATTGTGAAACAGGATCGGTAATTAGATCTAACATTGCTTGTTCTTCTGCTGTTTTTGGCCTGTATCTGTCATAAACAGGTTCACCCTCTGTACGAATACCCCTATTATCATATTTATTGAACCCGCTTTTTTCTGGCCCTGCATATATTCTGCTGCCAGGAGCGTAGTTAGGCTGGTTTCTTAATGGAAGATCACCAGTTTTAATAAAATCAGGTACGTTTTGGTTTCGGTAAATTGTATTGTCTGATAGTAATGTAGGCTGTAGCTTTCTATAATCTACTCTATTACCTAGTATTGCATTTTGATATTGAGGCATAGAGGCTTTAATTAAGTTTTGAGAAGCTACATTACCCTGTCTAAATTGTTTAGACTGTTCAGGCATAGACATTTTTAAAAGATCTAAAGCAGCTTGATAACCCATATTTCGGTTTTCATCAGCAGCAGGAAACAGTTGAAGAGAATCATCTCTTGCTTCCGCTGCTCTGTCATCAAAATAACCTCGATTGTCAGAGTTCTCTTTTTTCTGAACTTCTGACTCGCTGCCGCCAAACATCTTATCTATTGAGCTACCCATATATAACCTCTTTTAATTCATCTTTAGTCATGCCAAATATCCATTTATCTACAATTTTACCGTTCTTAATATGGCTTTTACGGTTAACGCCTTCAAGGGTAAAGCCAATAGAAAGCATAAAGCGTTTTAAATGCGGATAGATAACTGGTATCTCAGCATTAAACTTTTTGTATTGACTGCCAAACTCTAAAACCCACTTGTACATTTCATACATAACCAGCTTGTTATATTTAGCTCTATGTTTTTTTAATACTTGAGGATGAGCCTCTAAACTAATAGAATTTAACGGTTTTAATTCTGCTAGAGCTATCACATCATTATTTTCTGTAACGAGAAGCCATGCGCTGTTTTTATCCGGTACATAATTGCTTACAGACATTCCATCCTCAATACATGCATCAAATTCTGGCATAGCTGCTATGCTCATAATTAAGTCATAATCAAATGTTCTTTCTATTTTCATAGAGCAGCCCATCCTTTTAATCTGTTGCCGCCAACTTCACTGAGCATTTTTCTATATTGAACAGGACTCAATGGTGCAGCCTCGTCAATATACAAACTGTATTGAGCAGCGCTAACAACACCTTCTGGTGAGCCAGTACCAATAATAGGCATATTGTTTGAAGCCTCTAAAGCCCAGCTACGAAATGTTTGCTGCATTTCGCCGTTGTCATTAACAATAGGCTGTGCGGCGTTTAATCTCATTGCATTAAATCTGCTGTTAATTGAATAATTACAGGTTTAACTGCATCTGAAAGCGTAAAACGAAAAACCTCAAACCTTGCTGTCCGTCCATTTCTACGCCAGATAGTTCTTTTGTTGTACTGGCCTATTTTTCCTATAGAGCGAGTACGCTGATCAACAAACGTTTTTCCACCATCTGTACTTCTATCCATCATAATTTGCGGGTTAACTACTGCCTCATTACCTACACCAGCTTCCATAGTTAACTCTAACGATGGGACGGTAAATGACTCCATATTGTTTTGAAATGGTTGCGTAGCAACACGGCGAACAATGTTATTGCCATACTCTGTATAAACTTCTGTAGATAAATTACCTATGCGACCATCTTGCGAATCACCTACTAAAATTAATCCGTAAGCCGAAGTGACTGAGTTGATCCTTGACCGAATAGTATCGCCATTAACATTTGATTTTCTTTCGTGCCACTTTGCACTAATAGTGTCAAAAACTAGCGTAGTGTTAGGAAGTGAGAACCCTACAAAATACGCACCATCTTGAGCGTAAGACCAAGCAAAAGCACTTACAACATCTGCTTCTGAAGTAGAAGATAAAATAGAATCTATAGCCGTTGTGCTAACTTTGATATAACTATTGCCCTGGTACGCCCATATTGCTGGTGACTCATTTTCTCCGCCACCAATAAACATAAAAGTGTCACTAGAATTAACAATAGAAAAAGGTGCTTTAACGCCTTTTGCCATAAACAAGCCTGACCTTTGGAATGGAAAACCTGTACCTCCTTGATTTTGGAAGGCTTCTGTTGTTTCACTACCTGCAATAAATAATTGATTATTGAATACAACAGGAGCTACTATTTTGTCTGGATCGGCTTCTGCTGTTCCAAAATCTAAAGCGTTGTAACTTAGCCCGTTATTAATAGCTGACACAATAAACTTTTTGGAATCTGTTGTCAGTGCAAAATAACCATCTATAAAGACTACGTATTGTGGGTTACCGTTAGCTGTAAAATCAGCATCAGTAATTTTTGTTAATACCGGTGGATCATCCGTTAAGATAAAACCTTCACCTCCAGGCACTAATATTAATAACTGTGTGCCGTTATCAGCCATTGACACGCGACCAGAGCCAGATATTTCACCTAAGTTAGATAACGTGTTGTCAGCACTAAGCCGATATATGGCATTGCCATTAACAAAATAAGCTATACCAGCCATTGTGTGACTGCCTCTATTTTGCTGCAATATCACACCACTTGTTGCTAACTGTGTAGAGCCAGCAGTGCCAAACAGTGTTTCTGTAGACAAAGCGGGTGCAGCCGTTATTTTGTTAGGGTAAAAATTAGTACATTCTTGTGCTGATATAGGCAAAGAATCTGACATATAAAAACCATTGGCAATAGGTAATATTGCTGTAGGCATTAGTTAATACTCACAACAGCGCTTGCCGCTAACAAGTTAACAGTAGAATCTAAGTTGGATATAAATATTTCTACGTAATTTGTTGCAGCTAGTTCTTGCGCCCAAACAACAGTAATAGATGCAGGTGCATTAGCAGCCGCACTGCCTATAGCAACAGAATTAGCAATTAGAGATCCATTAATTGCCACCTGTGCAGAGATATCTACTGAGCTACCACTTACAGGCTCTACCGATATTTTAGCCGTTACAGAGGCATTTAAGTTTTTAGCCCCGTTATACGTTATTCTCCCAGCCGTTGTTCCTGTCATTTGACTAGTTGATCCAACAACAAATGTACCCGCTACAAGAACAGGTGTACCCGCTGATGCAATAGCGGTATTAGTTGAATTTCCTTGCATTGACACTAAACCAGAAGTTCTAGTATCAGCAATAGTATTTGCCCCTGCAAAATTCCATCTAGTGTCTGTAGGAGCAATAGTTGTTAAAGGTGCAGCAGCCCCAGCGCCTTGTAAGAAAGGAGCAATAACCAAACCTAATTGACCAGCAATAAGATTAGCAGAGCTTGCAGCGCCCGTTAACAGCTTTGCACCAGAAGCCAATGTTGATGATATTTCGTTGCTTACAAAAGACTTAAAGGTTGCCGTTGCTAAACTATAAATAGTTCCTGCTGACAAGTTAATGGTTGATTGTGAATGAGTAAAACGACTAAATGCACCACTAAATTCCATGCCCGTAGTAGCGGTAATTAAACTGTTTACATTATTTAAAGTGTAGTCACTAGCAGTAGATACAAATATGCCTACTTTTTTGCAAGTAGTAATAGTAATGTTTCTTAGGCCGATTGTTTTAGCAGATGTATCTGTAACCTTAAACGCTCTACCGTTAGCACAAGTTAAGGCGATATCTTTAACAACAAAGTTTTTATCCCCTGAAGTTATCATGTCACCAGTGCCAGTGTAGGTAATTGCAACTAAAGTATTATCGAGGCCAGCTAACACCGTACCTTCTGACATGGCTAGTCTATTTGCACCAATGCTAATGCTTTGTAGTATTAGATATTCTGTATTTGCTACTAAAGTAATGACATTAGCTACTGCGCTTGGCAAGTCTCCAACAACACTAATTAATATTTGTTTACTAGGCTTTGCCACGCCAGAAGCAGCAATTGTTATGTTGTTTGATGCTGCTGTAACACTAATGCCACTGCCCGCTACAATAGAAGCTATAGCAGGTGATGTTGCTGTAGGATTGACTAAAACAGGTGAGCCAGTTGTGTCTTGAGTAAAGTTATGCTTGAGCGTAATGCCGTCTTCTGCTGATATGCTGGCACTGATACCCGCGCCTGGCTCTAAGTTTCTAATGTTATTAACGCTGCCTTGCGTATTTAATACTGGTACACCATCTGAGGCACCATCTTGTACTAACGAGCCTGTAACGCCTAGTCCGGATACAAAATTTGCATAAGGTATTTTATAGTTAACACCGTTAACAAAGTAATCCATACTGGCATTAGTTAAAACTGTTGTTTGTGCAGGAAAGAGACTTTTTTTCCGCCCGTTTGCTCTATTAGACATTTATGCCACCTATGTTGTTTTGTTCGTGTTTTGTTCTAAACCAATTGCGCCTGTGGTTTCTGCTAGTATTGATGCTTCTTTGTCAGGGTAAAAATGACCTGTTAATCCTTCATCATCACTTTCGTTCCCAGAACCTATAGACAAAGTTGATGGCATAAAAGATGTAGGTATGCGTTGGCCTATTTTTCTCATTACCTTTAAGCCTTCAGTAGCAGCGGCTATTAAACCAGGGCTGATAGTGCCGTTGTAATCAGGAGATACTTCTATAGCCATATTAGCTATCAAGCCTCGTAAAGCTCCTGTTGGAATAGTTACTTCATCACCTAAATTAGCAACTTCTGTATAGCCTAATGTCACTCCGTCAGCATCTAACGACAACATGTAATTGTTCATAGCAAAGATAAAATCTTGATACTCTGATGGTTCAAGTGCGGCTTCACTTGCTTGCACCAAAATACGTTGCAATGATGCTGTTGCGACTTGCGATACTGTAGCCATTATTTATGCTTCCTTTACCATTGTGATCTGGCCTTCTTTTTTGATGCGTTACTAAGCTCACCATAATGAAGTAAAGGCTTAGAAGTTTTTCCCATCTTAACGCCACTCATCACAGTTCCATCAGCGTGTTTATGTGTTTTACCAGAAAACAACTTACCGCCTTTGTCGTAATGATTTACATTTTTCATTATTGATATTTCCAACCGATTGATAAAGCATGTTCAACGCTATCAATGCTTACTTTTATGTCTGCACCGCTTGGCTTAGTCATTAAATACAAACCATTAATATCCTGTAGGTCTTTTTTTTTTGCTTTTGCTTTGGGTTTAGTTTTTGCTTTCATAGTGTCCATGATATTTTTCCTTATAGTAAAAAAAGGGGCAGCCGAAGCCACCCCAATCTATTTATCGTCCGAAGCCTTGACCAGCAAAGAACGGGTTCATCACACCATAAGCAGGACGGAAATCAATACGCACCTTTTGCTCATTAGCTAAGAATGAAGCACCGCGACTAATACGCATTTGCAAACCATCTTCTGTAGTTGCAATAGTATCAGTGCTGTAAAGTTTCTTCATAGGTACTGAACCTACTGAGAACGCTTGCTTGTTCCAGAACATATTAGGCTGGATAACTTTAGAAGCTGCCCCACCTAGTGTTACAACATCACCAATAGCTAATGCGCTATCAACAGTGTTATATGCACCCGCCGCTTCAAAGATAGCAGGGCCGGTAATTACTAAAGTACCAACACCAGAACCGTTTAGCGTAACTGGTGCTGTTACTGTTCCTGAGAACAAAATAGTAGCACCTGTTTCATCAAGAATAACCTTACGTGTTGAAAGGTTTAAGCGGTTACGTCCAGTAACAGTTAAAGTTTCACCAGCAGCAACAACTAAGTTAGCCTGGAAACCAGTAACTTGAATTGATTGTGTCATAGTGTCTCTAGCTGCAGAGTACGTTGGTGTTGGAGCGTTACTAACAATTGCGCCTACACGGTCAGAACCAGCACCAGTTGTGTAAGTTGACAATGTGGTAGCCGACATAACTTTCATACCAGCAAAGTTTTCAGCAATAGTAGCCCTTGAGTTTGCAGAAGCTACTTCAGGGTTGACACCTAAAGAACGCTGCTCAGAAGCTAATGCACGTTGTGTGTACGGATTAACCGCATAGCACCAGCCGCCATCTTGAGGTACACCAGTAGAGGCAAGTAAGCTACCTGCTTCTGCTATATGATCCCATTTAGAAACACCTGTACCAACAGTACCAGCAACAAGGCCAGTGTTCTTCATCATAAAGTCAGCAAAATCTAACTCAAAATCAGTTTTTAAACGTGTTGCCATAGGTGCAAGCAATTGGTCTAACTGATCCATTTTTAACGCTTCATCAGCTTCATCGTAATCAACGAAAGAAGTGAAGTATGGTTGAACAGTACCTGTTGCTTTACCAGTAATAATTGGATCAGCAGTTCCGCCTGATACATCACCAGTTGCAGTACGTACTGAAACATAATCAGTGGGACGTTTAAAGTCTACTTTATCACCAGTTGAAGGGTTAAATTTACCCTGCAATAACTGAGTGTTAACGTTCTTAGACAATACACGTTCACTGTCGAATTTCTCTAAAAATACGCGCGCTAATTTGCGCGTAAAGTTACTACTAAAATCATTAGCCATGAGTGACTTTCCTTTTATTTATAAGTTGCTCCTACAGGACCACGTGTTTTACCTGGCATGCCTGAGCCTCGTTGTGTCTCCACCGGATCTGGTGTTGACGTTGTTTTTACACTAAGAGCGCTACTTTTCTCTCTGATATCAGCGTAAACACTACCCAAAGTAATGTTATTTGCCGTGTTTAAAGCCTCGATAGCTTGAGGATTTTGGGCTAGATACATGGTCATTAAAGACCCTTTCTCATCACTCAACATCTCCATGCCTACGTCTTGCCTTAAGCCAAAGTTACCCACTGTAGTAGCGGCTTCACTTAGCTTGGTAGCATCAACGCCTTGCTTTACAGCATTAATACGATAGGCTTCCGCTTTTGTATTAAGCTCGTTCATTTGTTCTTGTTGCTGCCTTTGTGCTGCTTGCTCTTGTTGCTGCAATACAGCGCTTTGGTTAGCATCAAATCTTGCTTGCGCTATTAGTTGTTCGTCTCGTGCTTGTAACTGAGCCGCGTAATCATCATCATACTGGTCAGGTACAGCCGAAACATCAGGTCTAGTTTTCTGATCTGCTACTCGTTGAAGTTCATTCAACTGTGCCTCTAAGCCATCTGCCCTGCGCTTTTGTTCGCGGGCTTCAAATGCTTTAGCTGCTGCAATCTTATTAACTTCTGCTTGTTGCGCATCGTTAAACTCTACCTTTTCTGGTTCCGCTGCAGTAACGGCTTCATCTTCATTAACCTCTTCATCTTCAAGTGGCTCTATCATGTCTACTTCATCTGCATTTGCTACTTCTTCTTGTTCACTCATGGTTTTTAAATCCCCTCGGATATCATCACGAAATCAGTCGTGTTACTGTTTGAAAACTTACCCGCTAAGATAAGTTGTCAATAATTCATTTCTGAGTCAGGCATAACAGAACCATCCGGCATCTGGTGCGTACCATCATCAATATTCTCTGTTACTTGTTCGTTTAATTCTCTGTTGATCTCTAACTCCATTTCTGTCAGCTTTAACGCACTATTTACACTGCTATTGTGTTTTTCATTGTCAATTCTTTGTTGTGATTGCTCTAGCTTTATAGCTTCCATGTTTAGCTTATCGCCCTGCTCTTTCATAAACATTTGCTTATCTAACTCAAATTGCGCCTGTTCATTTTGCAGTTTAATTTGCATAGCCTGCATAGCCATTTGCTGTTTTTGTGCATCTAGTTGTGCAGCTTGCTGGTTACGCTGTGCATCTAATTGAAGTTTTTGCATGGCTAGTTGGTTTTTATCTGACATGGCTTGAGCTTTTTGCATTTCAGCCTGTGCCGCTACCATCATGGCATCAGGTTGCTCACCTTGAGATTGTGCCTGTTGAGCCATCATCTGTTGCTCTTCATTTGTTTGTTGTTCTGCGGGTATGGCTCCGGCTGCTAACAGTTGTTGACGTTTACGTTCTGCTAAAATATCCATACCTGGTGCATCTACGTTTTTAAGCATTACATCACCAGACATCTGTATCAGTGATGGATCTATCTGTGCCATTTCTAGTAATGCCGCGTTACTTTCTTGTTGTCTATTTTGGAAACTAACACCACTTGAACAGATCACATCATAAGATCCAATACTTAAATCATTTAGCGTTATGGGTTGCCCTGTTTGCTGGTCAATAACTGTCTGGTTTAATGTTTCAGATTCAGAGGTCCCGTCTTCGTTCATGATCCTTACTTGCCGCTCAGTGTCATAGACTCGCGGTATTGCATCGATTAGAACTTTAGCGGTACGCGCTATGGCTATCTCTTGAGATTTAAAGTATTTGACCGTCCCCGTGTCACCTTTATTCTGTAGTTGCTTAATAGCTACACCAGATTGCAGGCCAGGGTTGTCGCCCATGTTTGCTGCGAATAATCCAGCGCTTTGAGAGATCATCCCTCGCATACCTTCGGATATAGTGCGTAAGCCTGGGTTTATATTTGCGCCCCCGTTTTGTTGGGGTACGCCAGGTGACAACTCATCCACGTTGTAGAATTGAACCGGATCGGTATTGGTGTTCATGGTTGATAGTTCAGCTTCGTGTCCACTAGCTTGTTTGTTTGTCATCCAGTATTTAGCTCGTGGTGCTAATGCCCCTTCTTCTATCTCTCGTGATAGCGAGTAGTTCAATACTCTTTGTGGATCTAGCAGCTTTTCAACTATGCCCCAATAGATTGATTTGTCTTCGATATTCTTAAAGTTGGCATAAGTTGGGATCACGGGTATTAAACTAAATACTGTTTTTTGCTCAGGTCCTAACCAGTCTTGTGCATCGAACTTACGAATGTAAACAACGTCTTTTTTCCGTTTACGGCGTTTAACTTCTGTAACGCCCATTGCCGCTAGCTCGTCTTTAATGGTGTTAAAGTCTTCATTGTCTTCCAGTACTTGACCGGACGACATCATTACTATTTCGCGTTCTTCTTGTTTTATAAAATAATATTCCCCAACCATTATTAGATCAGGACGGTTGAAGTACGCTTGATTGCTTCGATCTTCTGATACTGATTGCCCTGAACCTTTGGGGTATTGCTTTTCATAGTCCTCAACTGATAAGCCACTTAATACCCAACAGAAGCGCGCATCGCTTGCATCTTGTTTTTCTGAAGCTACGTCCCACCAAACTCGGTCTACATAATTGTAGATCGGTTCAATGATTAGATCTTGATCGAAGCTATCCGAATCAACGTAGTTATGGCTGACTTTCCAACCATCCAAGCCAGAAGTCACCATGCTGCGTGCTGAGGCACTATAGATATCTGTGGCGTAACTAATGTTCTCAATATTACGGATCAAACCGCTTAACAATTTGGCTGTTTCTTTTGATGCAGCACCGCCAGCGGGACTTACGTTAATACTAAAGTCTGACAATTCGATCTCACCAGCAACCTGATCGACTATCGGGCTTGTTAAGTCAAAGCTATAACGTGGTTTGCCGTCGTTCTCTTGATAATATTCAGGCTCCCATTGTCCGTTCCTTTTGTTAACAAACAATAGGCTTTGTCTGGCACTGTCCCTAAGATCGCTGTCGGCTTCTTGCGAATCTTTCAAGCGTTCAATCATGGCCTGGTGTTCAATCATTCATTACCCCACGTAATGTTGATACTTGCATCTACGCTTTGTTGAATTTCTTGCTGGCGAACGTCTGGCAGTGTTTTACTTAGCAGTATTTTAGCTGCTGCGATCTGCGTTTGGCTCATTTCAGAATTGTTAAGTACATGATCCATAAGGGCGTTTACGAGGTAACTACTCTTGATTTTATCTCGAGTTCTTTGAGTCTGTGAAACGTTGTCTCTTATACTCATTTTGTTAGTTCACTCTTTAATTGCTCTGTAATTAATTTCATTGCAAGCCTATTGCGCATATAGTTACTTCTAGCAGTTACCAGGGCTAAAACTATTGATATTATTAAACCTATTACCGAAAGGATTTGATTGGTAAAAGTAAGAATTGAGGTTCCTGCCAAAACGCTTGAAAACATGTAAGACAGCTTACTTTGTATAGTATTACTAGTAGCTTCAATTAATCCAGATAAATCCATTAACACCGCACCTGTTGAGTTTAAAGCCTATTTATACCGGAAATAAAAGCTAAAATCGTCAAGTTATAGCTTCAGCATTAT